ACACCCTTGAAAGGCATCGTGAGGAACGCCAGCACACTGCTCACTGCAGCGGAGACACCAGCCGCTACCGCCTTGCTCCCGTAGAGTGCAAGCACTGTGCCCAGCTCGCTGAGGTCGTGTGCTTCGGATGTGCGGATGCCATCGCCAAAGACCGAGGTGAAAGCAGCTACAAAAGCCACGATCACAACGACCACTAAACGTTTGATGCTGATACTGTTCATCTTTGTATGATCGCCTCCATGGCTGAAACTTTGTTTTCGAGTTTACCGAGTCGCTGTTCGATGCGGCGCACTTCCTGCTGTTGTCCATCGAGCGTCGAGATGATGTGTGCCACCTGAGTCTCCAGGCGCGTCAGCCTGACCTGCAATGCCACCCATGCGGCACCGATTGACACCGTCGTAATAAACGCCTGTATTCCGATTTGGACCCACATCTCAGGACTCATACATACACCCCATCAATAACTTCACCTTTATCATGGTGCGATGGACTCGAAGCTTGCACCACGCAGTGGATATACGTGCGGTTACGTGCGAAATACGTGCGCTACCCGTTTGTCCTGGCGCGGAGTCCGATGGTCTGACTGACTGCGTTCGTGTGGCCGTAGTCTGATCCGATGACCTCGTAATATGGCGCGAGGTTCTGAGGATTCCCGCTGGTGTATATTCTGTCATCGGCCTTGACCTCAATGTCTGGTGAACACGTGAGCGTCCATGTGCCAGACTGCTCGATCATGCCACCGACCACGCCTTCGGTATCGCCCGTGTTGCTTATGGTGCCACGGATCTCAGCGACCTGTATCCAGTGCTGACTGACGCCGCCGATGCCATCTGCCGCATTGACTGTTCTCCAGATCGCGACACGGTCAGCGTACGAATACGCCTGAATCGCGTTCTTGAGCGCTGTGGAATAAGCTGCTGGAATCATACGAACACCATCGGTGAGAATCGCTTAGCCTGGTCGAGACAGTGCTCGCGGAGCACGGCCATCTTAGCGTCGACCTGACCATCCTTGACGTCAATGAGATGCGTGATGCTGGACGCTTTGCGAATCCAGCCCTGTCGCGCAGCTGTGCGGATGTCATAGCGCTCGACGTTTGCGGGACCGATGTCCTGCCACAAGAGGTCACCTGATCCGTCATTGACGGAATAGCCAAGTGTCCTGGTCCACTGTGGGAACTGCGGTTCCGTGGCGCTCGATGTCCCTGCGATGACGCACTGGTAGAGTCTGCCATTAGCCACGGTCGGGATGATAATGTCGCCGACGACGAAGGCTGTGGATGCGGACCAGACAGCCCAGCGAGCGTGATCGTCCACGAGCTGCTGTAGTGCAGTCGAATCCAAGAACGGGTATTGATCTGATGCGACCATCCACGCGAGACGGTCGAGTGCTTGAGTCCTAGTGAGTGGCATGTGTGCTTCCTAAAAGAAAAAGAGGAACGGGATACCCCGCTCCCCTTTGTGGACGAGAGTCCTACAGACTAGCTGGCGCTGGCCTGAAGAACGATGAGCGAACCAGGAACCTGTGATGCAACAGTCGCATTGACGTTTCCGATGTCGAAGGCGTTGAAGGCATAGCGCTCAGTCGCTTTGAACGTGAGCGCATCCTCAATAAATTTGACCTGGTCAGAGACCTCGACCGATACACCACGACGATCGCCGAACGCGACACCCTTGGAGAGATCTCCGAGGACTGCGAGGTCGACGCTTGCTCCGGTAGCAGATGGCATGTTCTGAACGAACGAAATCGGAATACCGAAGAGTGTTGGTTCAGGACCGTACGCGTTCTGGATGTCCATAATGGAGTTTCCAGAGAGTGCGATGAGCTTGTCGGCGCATCCGTTGTAGAACACGGACTTATGCATGAACCAGCGAGGATTCGTGGCATATGGCTGAAGCTTCGAGACCATCGACTGCCAGTTTGCGAGCGTCAAGCTCGAAAGTGCGGACGATGAACCAGAAGCACCAACGACCATCGATGCGATGTTCGCGTATGTTGCAGACAGTGCCTTGATCTTTGGCATGATTCCAGTGATGGAACCATAGGTGCTCGTGCCATCGCCCTGGAATGCAGCTGCATCCTCAGCAAGTGCGAGACCGTATGCGAAGTCCTGCGCCAGCATCGCACCAAAGTCGATGACCGTGTCTTCGTTCAGTTCCTTCGACACGATTGTCAGGATGGCGAGTTTCTTCGCCGACAGCTGTACTTGGCTGAAGGTGACGTCACTGGCGGTGATGGCCGTTGCTTCACCAGGATAATAAGTCGTGGTGCTGGTCGATGCATTTGGCACGTTGAGTGTGTCAGATGTCATCGGATAGATGCGGCTGTACTTGCGAGCGATTCCGTATTCGTTACGAAGCCAGATCAGACTGGACGAAACGATTTCAGGGACGGTGTATCCACCGGCACTGTCTGTGCCTTCAGTCTGCGACTTGACGCCATGCTCGTTGCACCACTTGGCTGCGGAAGCATTGCCGAGGACCGTACCACGGACCCACTGTCCGAATGCATAGGCCTTGAAGTTTGCTTCGTCACGGGTTCCAGGGAATGGATTCCGAGTGCATCCGCCAGACTTCCATGGCTCAGACTTTGGCGCTTCGGATGCGACAGGAGCAGGAACGTTGCCGAACTCCTTGAGCATGTCGATGCGCTCAGAGAGAGACTTTGCGGATGCGTGGAGGCGATTCGCTTCGGACATGTCGCCGCCGTTGATGAGGACTTCTTTAGCAGCTGCGATAGTAGACTGTCGCTGTGCTTCGAGTTGTTCAATGTTCATTAGGATAACTCCAGGATCATGAGCTGGCGGAGGAGAGCGTTCTTCGCTTCGTCCACTTCGCTCGAGTATTCGACGATGGTGACATCTTCGCTCGATACTTCGTCTCGAAGTTCGTTCCAGATGGTTTTTGCGAATCTTGTCGACTCGCTACGTGAGAGACGAACTGCATCCCGCAGACGTCGCTCCACTTCTCGGATGGATGTTGGACGCTCGAGCATAGCTTTAAGGCTTTGTGCTTCCGCTGCCGGATCCTTTACTTTGCTGTTCAGTTCCTTGGCACGAACTGCGAATGCATCGATGATGGCATCCACATGTCCACTGCCGAGTCCACTGTCATATGCAGCTGTAACACCTGCACAGAGACGCTCGTAGAGCGCCTCGAGTCCTTCATGGACCATTTCCTTGTCAAGGTCGCCGTAGACATTCTCGACGAATGTCGCCACGTCTTCACCAGGTGCGACTGGAATCATCATCTCTTCTTCCATGCCATCCTCCATGTCGCCATACATGTCTTTTAGACTTTTGACCATGTTCATCGGTTCAGCAGGCGTCGGTGTGAGCGAAGCTTCACCGATCGGCCAGCGTGTGATCTCGTATCGACCATCAGACATCTTCTTGCGCTCGACCATGTGACCTGTGGCGCCGGACGAATATCCGAGCTTGCCAGACTTCGCGAGTTCCTGAATCATCTTCTGATACTGATCAGCCATCTCCACCTGGCTCTCATACCAGAGACCCTTGTCGTCCATGGTGATGAAGCCGGTTCCGATGCGTGACTTCCCGACCTGTTTGTCCTGGCCGTGATGGTAATACAGGTTCATCGGCACACGCTCGCCAGACTTCATCGGTCGACCGAAGTCAGTCGCCGCTGTGAAGTAGTCGCCCTCGAGGTCGGCGCCGCCGAAGCGCACCAGGTAACCACGCACACGACCGTTATCATCTGCTTTGATTGCATCACCGAAGGATACCAAAGTCTGCATCATAACTCCTTGACCGGCACGACCACGGCCTGTGGTCCCCACTCATTATTCGGCACCACTTTGCCAAATGCACTGAGAGGTGTGCCTGTCTCCCACAAACGATACCGCGAAGGCCCTAAGACCTGCCGACGCTCCGCTTCACTCAACATCCTGAACTGCTCTTCCTTGTCCGGCATCTCTTCCGGTTCATCGAAACTGCCTGGCGGCAGTCCTGCGAGTTCAGCGTATGTCGGGCAGATTGGAATGACAGTACATCTACAGTTTGGATGCGAAGGTACAACATCTGCAACAGGATTCGGATCGCCGTGCAGTGACCAGCACACAGGACAGACATTGACGTCACCCGCTGAGATGCGACGCCAGCCACGCACAATGCTCAGGTTCGCCTCGAAGGTCTGTCGCTGTGCTTCTCTGTTGGCACGAATCATCTCTGTTCGTGCGATGGTAGCAGCTCGTGAAGGAGCGAGAGTTTCGTACGTCCTCGACATCCTTCGTGCGACCTGGAGCGGATTGAGACCCTGCGCGATGCCGATCGTGACGTGATCGAGCGCGAAAGGTCCTATCGCTTCGAACAGCAGACCGAGCGGTGAGCCGTCAGCCGCGAAGCCGACGACGTTGGTTATCGCTTCGACAGGGAGCCGATTCCACATCAGATCAGCGGTGAGCGACACCGACGAAGGAACACCCGCGACTGCTCGCACGAGATCCTCCTGAATGTCCAGCGACAGCTGTATGGCGCGTCGTTGTCCGTTCGTGGCGATGTCGGTCGCCTGTGGCGCAAAGAGTGCGACCTGTTCGGCCATCTGCACATTGAGCGCCTCGAGGCGGAGCATGTACTCCGAGAGACCACTGATGTCCTCACCTGCTGCCTGTGCTTCCTCGATGGCGGCTGTCACTGCTTCGAGGCGCTTTAGATTGTCAGCCTGGAGCACACCGTACGTCCTGCTCATCTCAGATAGAGCAGCGTTCTCACGGTATCGAAGTTTATTCCGATACGACTCGTTGACTTGATAGA